AGCAGCGCCACAAACAGGTGCGGCGTCAAATATGGCAACAGATCCAGCACAACGAGCTCAAGCAGCGGCAGCGCCACAAACAGGTGCGGCGTCAAATATGGCAACAGATCCAGCACAACGAGCTCAAGCAGCGGCAGCGCCACAAACAGGTGCGGCGTCAAATATGGCAACAGATCCAGCACAACGAGCTCAGGCAGCGGCTGCACCAGCAGCACCAGCTGCCACGCCCACGCCAGCAGCACCTGCACCTGCGGGAGCACCAGCATTCAATGCAGCAAAAGACAGTCAAGCAGCAAACCCGGCAACAATGTCGCAAGTACGTCAACAAAAACAAGCCGCTGCGGCAAATCGGCTCACACAAACAGGTGCGGCGTCAAATATGGCAACAGATCCAGCACAACAAGCTCAGGCAGCGGCGGCACCAGCGGCTACACCAGCGGCTACACCAGCCGGCGTACCAAAATCACAGCTAGACAACATCTTCAACAAGGGTGACAATCGCAACGAGTCAGTTAACAGAATGAGAGAATCATCTGGCTTTCAAAATGACGAATTGAACAGAATTATGACTTTGATTCATCATAGATAATCGAGTAAACAACTCATATTTCCAGCAAGATTTCTCTTGCAAACATAAATAAAAGTGCGTATAATAACATATATGCACTTTTTGTTTTATGCATGATGTATAAAACATATAGGCAAAAACAGCAGAAATGCTAACACAAAGGCTAATACAGGAGAAACTACTATGGCAACTTTGGCAGAAATTAGAGCAAAACTAAAGCAATCAGAACAAAAAGGTTCTGGAGAACGCACAGGCGGAGATAAGTCAATTTATCCGTTCTGGAACTTGAAAGAAGGTGGCGAATCCGTTATGCGATTCCTGCCAGACGGCAACGCAGATAACACATTTTTCTGGGTTGAACGTGCAATGATCAAACTTCCCTTTGCAGGCATCAAAGGCGAAAGCGAAAGCAAAAACATCACAGTGCAAGTACCATGCGTGGAAATGTATGGCGACACTTGCCCAATCTTGAGTGAAGTTCGTGCGTGGTTCAAAGACCCAGCATTGGAAGACATGGGTCGTAAATACTGGAAAAAACGCAGTTACATTTTCCAAGGTTTTGTTGTGGAAGACGGACTTGGCGAAAAAACTGAAGAGCAACCAGAAAATCCAATCCGTAGATTTATCATCGGCCCACAAATCTTCACAAGTATTCGTGCGGCGCTGGTTGATCCAGAGTTGGAAGACTTGCCAACTGACTTTGTGCATGGCTTGGACTATCGCATGAAGAAAGGTTCAAAAGGCGGCTATGCTGACTATTCTACCAGTACTTGGAGTCGCCGTGAGCGTCCATTGAGCGATGTGGAACAAGCAGCTATCAAGACACATGGCCTGTTTAACTTGACTGATTTCTTGCCTAAGAAGCCAGGCGAGGTTGAATTGAAGGTTATGAAAGAAATGTTTGAAGCAAGTGTCGATGGCGAACCATATGACATGGAACGTTGGGGACAGTACTTCAAACCAGCTGGCATGAGCCAGAACACTGGCGATCCACAAAAGCCAGCAACTCCTAGATCAGCACCTGCTCCTACAGCAAATGCTGATGCACCATTTGATGTGGATACTACACCAGCGGTTAAATCTACTCCAGCACCTTCAGCACCAAAAGCTGAAGCACCAGCAGCCGGCGATTCACGTGCCCAAGATATCTTGGCAATGATTCGCAATCGTCAAAAGTAAAGTGTTCGGCTCGGGCCTCTACAACTTAGTTGTACGCCCGGGTTATCTTACCTATGCATACTATGCAACCTACTATCTATCCTTTGTTCTCAACCCCAGTATATTATATACCGGACACTAAATTCCGTGTGGATAATACATTGCTGACTAGACTATTAGATAGGACAGAATTTCCAAATTGGGTTGAATCTTCGGGCCTAAGCATTGATCAATTCATTTTAGATAATCCAGTATTAAAAGATATTCGTAGAGTTTGTGAATATCATCTAAAAGAATATGTAAAAAATGTATGTGGGTTTGATAATGAATTTTACATAACTAATTCTTGGATTACTCGAAACGATCCAAATGTAAATCATGTGGGACACGCTCATCCAAATAGTATTTTTAGTGGGTGTCTTTACTTAAAAAGTTCGCCAAAGAGTATAATGACTTTTAGTGCTAAAAATCATTTTGCTAAAACGTGGCCGTTTACATACAATGATATATATCCTAACATATACAACAGTGATAACTGGCCAGTGTTAGTAGACACCGGAGCAATATTAATATGGCCCAGCGATATACAACACGGAAGTAACCCAAATCCGTTAAATGATACTAGAGTAGTATTATGTTTTAATACATTTATTCGAGGCGACCTTGGAAAAAGTAGGTCGTATGTTACAGACTTAACATTAAAATAATAGGAAAACAATAATGGCAACGAAAGCATTTGATTTAAGTAAATTTAGAAAAACTCTAACCAAGAGTATCGAAGGCCTGGGCGTGGGATTTAATGATCCCACTGACTGGGTTAGTACTGGCAATTTTACACTTAACTATTTGATTAGTGGTGATTTCAACAAAGGTATTCCTTTGGGCAAGGTCACTGTGTTTGCCGGTGAAAGTGGCGCAGGTAAAAGTTTTATCTGTTCAGGAAACCTAGTACGCAACGCACAAGCACAGGGCATCTATGTTATCTTGATTGATACTGAAAATGCGCTGGACGAAAAGTGGTTACACGCACTTGGTGTTGATACTGGCGAAGACAAACTTCTTAAACTCAACATGGCCATGATTGATGATGTGGCAAAAACCATTCATGAATTCATGAAAGAGTACAAAGAAATGGCAGAGCGTCCCAAAGTGTTATTTGTTATAGACTCGTTGGGTATGTTGCTTACTCCTACTGACATTAACCAGTTCCAAGCTGGCGATATGAAAGGAGACATGGGCCGTAAACCCAAAGCACTTACCAGTTTAGTTCGTAATTGTGTCAACATGTTTGGCAGTTATAATGTGGGTATGGTTTGTACAAATCACACGTATGCATCGCAGGACATGTTTGATCCAGATGACAAAATCTCAGGCGGTCAAGGATTTGTTTATGCAAGTTCAATTGTTGTTGCTATGAAAAAACTCAAACTCAAAGAGGATGAGGACGGCAATAAGATTTCAGATGTGATGGGTATTCGCGCATCATGCAAAATCATGAAGACACGTTATGCTAAACCTTTTGAAACTGTGCAAATTAAAATTCCATACGAAACCGGAATGAATCCATATTCAGGAATGGTTGACATGTGCGAAAAAGCTGGCCTGTTAAAACAAGAAGGCAACAGACTCAAGTGGGTTGATCCAGAGACAGGTGAGGAATTCAAATTCTACCGAAAAGAATGGAAAGATGATAAATTAGATATGTTAATGGCAAAATTTCATATCAAACCGTTAACAACAACTACCATTCCTAAGGAGAACGAAGAAGATGTTGAATGAAACTCAAGTTGGCGACGTGTGGTTAATGTTCGTCGAATACATGGATAAGAAACAACTAGAAACTGTGGCAGAACGTTATATTGACATGCTGGCAGACTTTGGTGTTCCCGATAAGGTATTTAAGGATGCCACAGGCGTTGATGAAATTTTAGATCAAGCCATTGGTTATTATCTAAATGAAGACGAAGTAGAAGAAGACGACGAAGACTACGGTGAATTGGAGTTTTAATGTGGTATGCCAAAATAGCCAAGGATATCAGTCATATCCCAGATGCTGTGCTGTACTATGAAGACGAACTTCTGGAAGCAAGAAAAGAAGTTCGTTTAATTGGTAATGTTGAACGGGCTGCGGCTGCATTGCCGGGCGTGGTAGAACAACGATTTAGCCAGCTACAAGAAATTGAAGCTATTTTAGAATATCTCAACATTGAATTGCGTCGACTCAAAAGTCAGCACTTTCGCAAGTATTTAGAGACCTATCAACGTGCGTTAAGCAGTAGAGATTGTGACCGTTATGTGGAAGGAGAAGCAGATGTTGTTGACTTTGAAAAAATTATCAACGAGTTTGCTTTGCTCCGAAACAAGTGGTTGGGTATTACCAAATCACTTGATCAAAAACAATGGCAGATAACTAACATTGTGAAATTGCGTGTTGCTGGCATGGAAGATGCCAGCATATGAAAATAGTTTTGGTTACTGGTGGATTTGATCCACTACATGCTGGACACATAGATTATTTTAATCAAGCTCAACAGCTGGGTGACAAATTAATCGTTGGCGTCAACAGCGATGCGTGGCTCACACGTAAAAAAGGCAAGAATTTTTTGCCTATTGTGGATCGTGTTAGAATTATTGAAAATTTAAAAATGGTCAGCGGTGTTATATTGTTCAATGATGACAATGATACTGCTATCGAAGCTATTAAAAACGTAAAATTGTTATATCCCAACGACAGTATAATATTTGCTAACGGTGGTGACAGAAATGCCATAAATGTACCCGAAACTACAGTGCCTAACATATTATTTAAATTTGGTGTTGGCGGAAATAGCAAAATAAATTCAAGTAGTGACCTGTTGGAACAGTGGGTTAATTTTAAAAATAACAATTGATTTCTAAAAGGTTGATTTTACAAATCTTTTAGTGTATACTTACTTTATGACCACTATTGATGCCCTTTTATTAAAAATTGTAAATTTTCCAGAGACTACTATAGAAGAACAAATTGCTAGTAGAGACTCGCGTGTGCTTAGAAGTCTGGCATCCTCTATCAATACACATTTATTCATCACTGAAAATCAAAGTCAGTTGTTAGTTAAAATTCTCAGAGAAAATTCTGAAAAAATACCGGTTTTTTCCGAAGAAATTAAAACAGCTCTTACTACTCCAAGTTGGTCTAAAACGTTTAGACGCATTGAGCAAGTGAAAAAATTATACATCGATCGAGACGCTGAACAAGAATTTGCCATTTTTATTGAATTTACATTTTCCTCAAATATTCGTAAAATTCTCCAGGGTATCAGTGAAAAAATAGAAAGTTTAACAACCACTCAAACCCATAAAAGATGGCAGGCCGCGTTGACAGAAAACAACATTGTACACTTGTACGAAGCACTTGCACCGCTTGAGTTTGAAATTGATGATACCATAACAGGCCACTATAGAACCATAAAATCTTGGTCAAAAAACGAGGTTGATAACCAGTTTTTAATCACCAACATAATTCATCCAAATTTTCAAAAGTCTATCACAGCTGACCTTGGCATCAAAACCACCATTGATCAAAATATTATTAATGACCGTAGCATGCGTTATCAGTACCGTGTGGAAAATCCAAAAAATCCCGGTGAAAATCTGGTGGAGTACATGGCCACTAGGTCAAAAACAAAAGTGTGGGTTGACAAAAAAGAACATGGATTAGACGAAGTGATTGCTGGACTAATCCAATTAAAACGGTTGCCATTGCTGGTGGTATTTGACACTGTGATCACCCACAAGTACTTTGAAAATCTTGAAATTTTATCAGATGCGCTGGAAAAAAATAATATTTTTAATCGCATAGGTGTTTATTTTAGACTAGCAAATGACGAGTCTGGCAAGACATTTAATCAGTTTATTGCAGAAAAAAATTACAATTACAACCTCACAACTGACACACAAGTGGCATGTGTGTCCAGTGGAAAATTGCCAAAATTTTTCTTGAAAGCTGCATGGCGACCCATGAGTGTTATTACCTTGGATACTCGAATGGGTTTACGTCACGGTAAAACTGCTGTATACTCTAACTGTTGCGACCTAGTAATAGAGTATGCAGAACAGCCCTCAATCATGGAACAAACAGAACTAAATTTATGTCGGTAAAATTAATAATTCGCGATGAAGTTAATATCAAATTTGAGGGCCTATCATTAGAAGCTCGCAAAAAATTAACCGCGGCTTTTAAGTACATGGACCCAACTGCACGTTACAGACCTGCATTTCAGCTGGGCCGATGGGATGGCAAAGTAAGCATGTTTGGACTAGGTGGTAACGGATACCTCAGCCAATTGGAACGCTGTCTTGGCATATTGGCCGATATGGATATTGATGTGGACGAGTTGGAAGACTTGCGCACAACTAAACAAATCACATTTGAACCAGTAACAGAAACCTATTGGGCTGACATGGGCAAAGTGTGGCCAAACGGACATCAGCAAGCAGGCGAGCCTATTATGTTGCGTGACTATCAAGTTGATGCAATTAACAAATTTCTCACCAACACACAGGCATTGCAAGAGATTGCCACAGGTGCAGGCAAAACAATAACCACAGCAACTCTGAGTCATCTTGCTGAAAAATATGGTCGCACAATCACCATTGTTCCTAACAAAAGTCTTGTTGAACAAACTGAAGAAGACTTTATCAATGTTGGATTAGATGTTGGTGTGTATTACGGCGACCGTAAAAATCTTGACAAAACGCATACAATTTGTACTTGGCAAAGTCTCAATATTTTTGATAAGAAAAGCAAAAATCACGAATACGCTATCATGAGTTTGGCAGAATTTCTAGCCGATGTAAAAACAGTAATTGTTGACGAAGTACACATGGCCAAAGCAGATGTTCTTAAGAATTTACTTACACAAAACTTATGTAATGCACCCATACGTTGGGGCTTAACTGGCACTGTGCCCAAGGGCGATTACGAAAGCGAACCTATATTTGCCAGCATTGGACCAGTTGTGGGCGGCATCAAAGCACACGAGTTACAAGAGAAAGGTGTGTTATCCAACTGTCATGTAAATGTGGTACAGATGATAGATTTACCCGAATTTAAAACATATCCAGAAGAATTAAAGTATCTTGTCACAGACGAAGACAGGATGATTTATATCAGTAAGTTAGTTAAAAAAATTAGTGATTCAGGCAACACGTTAATATTAGTTAATAGAATAGATTCAGGCAAATTTTTAGTAAATGAAATAGCAGACAGTGTGTTTATATCAGGTGAAGTTAAAACAAAAGACAGAAAAGAAGAATATGATGATGTTAAAACAAGTACTAACAAAATTATTGTGGCGACTTACGGTGTGGCCGCTGTGGGTATTAATATCCCTCGTATTTTTAATTTGGTTCTTTTGGAACCCGGAAAGAGCTTTGTCAGAGTTATACAGTCAATTGGGCGAGGCATTAGAAAAGCAGAAGACAAAGACTTCGTCCAGATTTGGGATTTAACCAGCACCTGCAAATGGGCCAAAAGGCATCTTACCGAGCGTAAGAAATTTTACAAGGACGCCAAGTACCCCTTTACATTAGATAAAGTGGACTGGCAAAAATAAGGATTTATGCAGATATTAACATTAGACAATGAAACATTTTCGTTAAACAACTTACCAGAGGAAGTTGATGAAAACACCAGATTTGCTGTATTAGACAACAGTAATCCACAAGAGCCTGACTTTTTCTTTATGCCATTAATATTCCTAGAAAGTTTCAATGCGCCAGCAATAGTGTTGCAAATTGGCAACGACGAAGTAACAATGCCCATTGATTGGAGTATTGCTGTGGGAGACAGTTCAAGCAGTTGTGATATTGAAATATTGCCATTAACCAGTCTAAACGACCGTGGATTTGAAGCTCTAGTGTTTAACCCGCTGAGTAGTTTTAGAGTAGAGTTCAAGCCTATTAAAATTATAAACTTTTACAGTGATGTCAAGTGGTACTTTCCTAAAATGAAAAACGGACAGTTACTGGCAACGCCAACTAGATTTGGAGAAAAGCCGGATTGTGTGTATTTTGTAAAAGAAATATCAAGACAAAGTGAAATAATTCAATTGGATAAGATACTATGATTACATTAAAAGTTGCGTATTTTCAACCCATAATGATTGCGGTTGATCAAGTAACTCCAGTAGAATTTAGTCGTATCTATACCATGAGCTCATCGTTGGCAGATGATACAGAGTTTAGTGTTGCCAACGATAAGAGTCAACACGGCGGCTCCACAATTCAAATATATCCCAACAAGAAAGAATTAGATATCAAATGGTTAACTGACTGGTTGGAATCGCTTGCTGGTGGATATATGGAATTGGTAACACAGCAATCGGGCGAACTTGATTTGAATTATTGTAAGCCTGTAGTAGATAGTGTACGCATCACTACACAAACAAAGGGCGATTTTCAAGAACTTCATACACATCCGTATGGACATATCAGTGGACAGTTGTTTATCAGTTCACCGGCAGGAGATGTACCAGAAGAACAGTTTGGAGCCAAATCTGTATTTAAATTGCCTCAAGCTAAAGACGTCACCAAGTTCGTTATGACAGACGAGTGGAAATACATGCCGGTGCCAGGCACAGTTGTGTTGTATCCAAGTTTTATAGCCAACACAGTTTATCCATGGCAAGGCGGCGGCACAAGAACAGTCATGCATTTTGACATCAAGTTGTTTCCAAAGGAGGCGTAATGGGCGATCTCAAATCTGGTGTTAGATATATTTACGAACGAGTCGGCGAAGAAATATATGCTAGAGAGTTTGGTGCAACAGAACGTAAATTAATTGGCTACAAATACGAAATGGAAGGCAAGCCGGATCCCCGCACTGATGACGGCAGACCGTTACACGAACATGTTATGGAAAGTAAAATGTGGGGAGAAATACATCGCGAGTCGAAAACCAATCCCACTTTACAAAAGGCCCTGGATCGTGCTATAATGATATACAAATTAAGCAAGGACAAACTCCGTGAGTGACAAGATTGAATTGAAAGAAAAGATAGCGTTTGTGGACATGAATGTTCGTGCAGCCTGGGACGAAATGACTCCCACACAACAAAAGAGTCTCAAGAGTGAATTCTTTATTTTAAATAGATATGTCAGCAGTGCGCAGGATCAAAAACGAGAAATTCAAGAACATTTTGTGCTAACGGTCAATGAGTATTTTAATAAAAATTGGAACGATTTGCAAAAACATCCCAAGTTACTTTGGTTGTTGTTGTGTATGTGCAGTTACAATGGTGAGAAGACATTTTACCATAATTGGTTGGGAAATAAAAAGAAAACTGGCACTGGCGGCAAGCGAGCTAAGTTTTTAGAAGAGCTGTACCCCAACCGTAAAAAAGATGAAATAGAGTTGTTAGCAGACATATCAACAGACAAAGATTTAAAAGAACTGGCCCGTAAATACGGCATGGACGAAGCCGCTATAGCCAAGAAATTGAAATGATGGCCTTGGCAGATCAACCTTACATTTGTGGATACTGTAACAAAGGTTTTACTCAAGAAAAAACCCTGTTTGTGCATATTTGTGAGCAAAAACGCAGAGCATTGGCACGTACAGAACGCCATGTTGTATTGGCGTACGACACGTTTTGCAGATTTTTCAAAAGAGCGCAACCCCAGAACAAACAGGAAAAAACATATGAAGATTTTTGTAAAAGTTCTTATTATAACGCTTTCGTTAAGTTTGGCAGCTTTGTTAGTAATGTTAATCCTCTCTACCCGGAACGATTCATTAACTGGGTTGTGGTCTCAGGTGTTAAGCTGGATCACTGGTGCAGAGACGAACTTTATGAACAATATGTTCTCGAACTTATTAAATCTGAAACAGTAGAGACAGCACTGCAACGCAGCATTGAAACTATGATGTCTTGGGCAGATACACATAACGCATTGTGGAATCATTATTTTTTATATGTGAGTCTAAGTCGTGCTTGCTATGACATCAAAGATGGAAAAATTAGTCCGTGGCTAATTTTAAATTCAACCAACGGTAAAACAATGTTGAAAAATTTTAATGATGAACAACTGGTACATGTACAAAATATTATTGATTTACAATTTTGGATGCATAAGTTTAAAAAACATCCAGCAGATGTTCAGTTGGTCAAAGAAGTAGTACGGGAGAGCGTGATCTAATGCCGGATATTGATATTGATTTTGCAGATAGAAACCAAGCGTTGGCTGTGTTAAAGCACGTTGATGCACGAATTGATATATCTAAAAAGCACAACACTGGTGTGTACTGTACAGCTATTCCGTACAATCCCACAACAGGAATAAGTACTATAGACTATAAGCAAGCAGAAGACAGAGGATACTTCAAGATAGATTTCTTAAACGTTGGTGTTTATGATGGTGTTAAAAGTAAAACACATTTGACTCAATTATTGGAGACTGAACCGTTATGGGACTTACTGGAACAAGACGATTTCACAAATTTACTATTCCACATAAATGGGTATGGTTACTTGATGAGGCAGATGAAGCCAGCGACTATAGAAGAGCTAGCAATGTGCCTTGCGTTGATCAGGCCAGCCAAGCGACACTTGATTGGAATGACATGGACAGAGGTTGCGATGACGATCTGGACCAAGCCCGAGAATGATGAGTACTACTTCAAGAAAGCACATGCCATTGCCTATGCACATGTGATTGTGGTACAAATGAATCTGATCTGTGAAGGCATCAGTTACGGATACAGTTAACCAACCCTACGAATTAACTGTACACTTCTACGTTTAACACGTTTTAATGTCAAATTCATTAGGTTAACAACCGGACCCATTATGATCCTGGTATCCTTGCTGTTGAATGTTTTAATAGCATAGTGGAATGGCTGAATCTGTGCTATGCAAAAAATATTAATGGGATACTGACGGTTTGATTCCCACCACCATATCTCTCCTATCTCAAGGAACATAGTCCTTTCCTCAGAAGTTTTAATGGCATTTAAGTCATAGAAACTAGTGACATATTGATCCTGATTGATAATGATCCCTACATATTCATTGTCCCCGTAATTTAACACGCTGATAAAAGGTAAGTTTTGTTCGATATTGTCTCTTAGATTTGCCATAAATATAGTGTAAAGGTCCTTGCCAAATGCAAAAAATTCAAAGTTATTTATACCCTAACAGAGTAATATTGTTAGCCGATTTGGCTGGATTCACCGTGGAGAACACAATCGTGTACGCAAGAACAATAAAAATTTACAACGGCATCGACAACGTCATTCAGTTTGATATTCAAAACGCTGACCAGAAGCGTATTAACTTATCCACGTTGGGCAACATTGAAATGAATGTTATGGACATGACGGGAAACTCTTTGCCAGAAAGCCCGTATGCTGTCACAGCCACAGCTATTACTGGTATTGGTACTGTTACTATTCCGTCAGACGATCTTGTGGATTTAGTAGATCAAAATCTTCGATACAGTGTTACTGCTGTTAGTGGTGGCAACGATGTTATGTTGTATTGCGACAGCAGATTCAGTGCAGTTGGCACAATTGAACTGATTGGCAATGCCATGCCCACTATCAAAGACGATGTAGTTTACGACAGCTTCAGTGGCGAAATAAATTTCATGGGCAATGTTATCAATCACACCAGTGCAATTCCATGTAAATTTTACGAAGCTGTGGCCACTGAGGCCATGGATTTTGAAATCAAGATAACAAATTTTATTGGTACTATATATGTTGAAGCAACCCATGACAGCACCATTGCTGTTGAATCATTTAGGAACGCAACTCAAATACAATCATTTACCTGTACTGCGGCCACAACCACAACAGTGCCATTTAACAATGTTTCTGTAACGGATCCTGTAACGGGATTGAGTTATAACTTCATGCGAATCAGTTGGATGTATCCGGATGTTTGGCAACATCAAAGCCAACAAGACCCCACACTGTATTACGGTTTGGTGAACACTGTCACCGTTATTCGTTGATGTAATTCACAACATGTGTTATAATAAGGCATGAGTCTTATTGCCAGCACACTGTTAAACTACTTGCCCGGTAAGCGCAAAACAACTCCCAGCGGTTGGATCAGCTTCAATGCAGTTTGTTGTGATGACGACAGAGGTCGCGGTGGCTTTATTGTGAATGGTGGCGATGCAGTCAGCTATCACTGTTTCAATTGCGGATTCAAATGCAGTTGGCAACCTGGTAGACATATCAGTCAAAAGTTAAATCAATTCATGCGGAATTTAAATATTCCAGATGACGTTATTAGTCAATTGCGTTTGGAATCACTTAGACTGGACAGCACCAGCACTGTGGAAGTGCGCAATATAATTCCAAAGTTTGATACTAGGGCATTACCCTTGGATGCTATTAGTTTTGAAGAACTAGACACGTTCTTAAAACTTCCAGACGGAGACTATGCAGTTCCAACAAAGTTTACTGAAGCATACGCATACCTAGTTGAAAGAAAAATCGATCCGTGGAGTTATCCATTTTATTGGGCCAATAAGACAGGATTTAACAATAGACTTATCATTCCGTTCTTGTACAAGGGTGACGTAGTTGGATGGACTGCCAGGGCTATTAATGATGCTAAACCTAAGTATTTGTCAGAACAGCAACCAGGTTATGTGTTTAATTTGGACAGTCAACAAGACGATAGAGAACTCGTGATTGTGTGTGAAGGACCGTTTGATGCACTAAGTATTGATGGGTGTGCTGTGCTTGGTGCGGAAATCAAAGACAGTCAAAACTGGTTGCTGAAGCAATTGGGCAAGGAATTGATTTTGGTTCCGGATCGAGATCACGAAGGCCCACGCACAGTGGAGCAAGCAATAGAATATGGTTGGAGTGTCAGTATGCCCGACTGGCCCCAGGATGTGAAAGATGTAAACGATGCTGTGATAAAGTTGGGTAAGCTGGCCACGCTGTACCTAATTGTATCAGCAAAGGAATCAAACAGCCTCAAGATACAACTCAAGGCAAAAAAATGGTTTAAGGACACACAATGAAAAACTTTCTTTATTTTTTACAAAATCCTCTACGCTGGTATAAAGAGCGCCAAGCATTTAAAAAACGTTTGGAAGAACTGCGCAAACGTGATCCATTTATCTACAAATGATACAGTGGGGCATAAACGCACTCAATCACGGCTCCAGTGTGGCTGTGTTTAAGGATGGCGAATACATCAACAACGTGGTCTCTACACAGGATAATCTGTCTCCGGAAATGTATCGGCACTTTCTAGCATACTATGGAACACCGGACAGGATCTTTTGGTACGAGAATCCGTGGCTCAAGAAAGCCAGACAGGTACGTGCTGGACAATACACCACAGCCATGGACATGTCAGTGTTGCCCGGTCGTAAACTCAAACAATGGGGCTTGGGATATGCGCCCATCACATACACACCGCATCATGCCAGTCATGCAGCAGCTGGTTACTATACCAGTCCTTTCAATCACTGTGCTGTTGTGGTGCTGGATGCTATAGGCGAGTTTGAATGTGCTACAATTTGGAATTGTATGCACGGTGAAATGAAGAAAGTATGGCGTAGAAGTTATCCACATAGTTTGGGTTTATTCTACAGTGCCTTTACGCAGTTTGCGGGCCTAACACCTATTAAAGAAGAACACATGTTACAAAAAATGGCTGAACAGGGCGATCCTTCCCAGTTCAGAAGAACAGTGGGCAACTACTTTGGGGCCGGTGTGGTTGATTTAGAATACAATTTTCATAGAGGTGTCGGGCATTGGGAAGACAACGAATTAGGTACTTTACAAGCACAATGTGACCTTGCTGCTGCAGTACAAGAACGTTTTGAGATAGAAGTCAGTAAGGTAATGCGTTTAGCTAAAACGTTGACCAATTCAGACTGTTTGGTATACATGGGCGGATGTGCCATGAATAGCCAGGCCAATCGAACGGAAGTAGAACCCATATTTAAATATCGTTGGAGTTTGCCCAACCCAGGAGATGCCAGCAGTGCAATTGGTGCAGTTGCATATCACACTAAACAACGAATTCCAAACAACTGGACACCAGTCAAACACATTGCAATCAACATATAAAGAGCGTATAATAAAGTATGAATGAACACAACAAAGACAAAGAAAAAGCAAGACAAAATGTAGACTATGGATATGACATCCAGCGTGTGTATTTGGAAATGATGTTGGCAGATGCTGGCACATTTGTGCGATGCCAAAGCATTTTTGACAGCAAACTGTTTGACCGTAGATTGCAAACATCAGCTGAATATTTGACCAAGTATGTGAGTGAAAACAATGTGTTGCCCACTGCAGACATCATCAATGCGGCCACTGGATCCAACTTGAAAGCTGCTGAAGATCTGCGTGAAGAACACTTTGAATGGTTACTGAATGACTTTGAAACGTTTACCCGCCACAAAGGCCTGGAGCAGGCTATTCTGGAGTCAGCTGACCTGTTGGAAAAAGGCGAGTATGGTCCAGTGGAAGAAAAGATCAAACGTGCTGTGCAAGTGGGCCTGCAACGAGACATGGGCACTGACTACTTTGAAGATCCCCGTGCTCGTTTGGCTCGAATCAAGGACAAGAATGGACAGATCAGCACTGGTTGGAAAAGCATCGATGACAAGTTATACGGTGGGTTCAATCGTGGAGAGCTGAACATTTTTGCAGCAGGATCAGGAGTGGGCAAGAGCCTGTTCCTGGCCAATCTTGGTGTGAACTATGCTCTGGCCGGGCTCAATGTGCTGTATTTGACCTTGGAGCTCAGTGAGGATCTGGTGTGCATGCGTATCGATGCCATGACCACTGGAATCCCCACTAGAGAGATTTTCCGCAACTTGGATGATGTGGAAATGAAAGTGCGGATCATTGGCAAGAAATCGGGCCGCTTACAGGTCAAATACATGCCCTCGGGCAAAACTGCCAATGACATTCGTGCGTACATGAAAGAGTATGAAATCAAAATGGGTCATAAAATTGATGTGCTGTTGGTGGACTACATGGACTTGATCATGCCACTCAGCAAGCGTATCTCAGCTGAAAACTTGTTTGTGAAAGACAAGTATGTGTCAGAAGAGCTGAGAAACTTGGCTGTGGAAAAGAACTGTGTGTTTGTGACTGCGGCACAGCTGAATCGAGGTGCTGTGGAAGAAGTGGAGTTTGATCACAGTCACATATCAGGTGGACTCAGCAAGATACAAACAGCGGACAATGTGTTTGGTATCTTCACCAGCAGAGCCATGCGTGAACGTGGACGCTATCAAATACAGCTGATGAAAACACGTTCATCAAGTGGAGTGGGCATGAAGATTGATTTGGATTTCAATGTGGACACACTGAGAATATCAGACTTGGATGAATCGGACACGTATGGAGCACAAGCCAGTGCGGGTTCAGCCCTGCTGACCAGTATCAAACAGCGCCAAACCATAGCTGACACTGCCAGCAGCACTGGTTGGGCCCGTGCCACACCTGTGGAAGGATTTGACTTGGCACGACCCCAAGCCCAAGTGGAATCAAGCAAACTGAGAGAACTGTTGAACAACTTGCCCACAGACGACGTGTAATATCATTGTAACACACATTCAGCACAAGATCTATAAATACGCACATAATACACAAGGCCACACATGGAACTGCACCACATACGAGACATCACTGACCCTTTAGTGAGATTGATCGCAGACGATCCAGTTCGTCCACACATACCACTTGAGCAGAGAATCAATTCAGCTGCTGAGATCTTGATCTTGAAAGCAGGTGAACAAGTGTTGGCCGCAACTTGCATGCAATGGCTCACAGATGTGCCAGAAACTGAACAAGATTTGATCAGCATGGGCAAGGATCATCATGTGGCTGTGTTCTACACCATTTGGAGTTATGCACCAGGTGCTGGCGCCAAACTGTTGCAGACTGCTGCGGAATGGCTGAGAAGAGACTACAAGGATCTTAAGGGCATAGTTACCTTGAGTCCACAAACAGCCATGGCTGAACGTTTTCACTTGAAGAACGGTGCCAAAGTTCGCAAAACCAATGCTGACACTGTGAACTACGAATACTACTTTAGAGACGCACCCGCACGAGATTAACTCGCGAAGCGCAGCGCGAAAATTTTTTGTACGCGAAGCGCAGCGGCAAAACGCGAAATCAGCGTTGCTGTTGGCAGTGCCCAGCGCCAATAATTTTGCTGTGCGCAGATAAGTACACTGTGAACACAGTGATCTACACCTTGATAATGACTCACATCACCATTGCATGTGTGACGCTGTACCTGCACAGGAGCCAAACACACCGAGCTGTGCAATTTCACCCAGTAGTGAGCCATGTGATGCGAGCATGGCTTTGGCTCACCACTGGCATGGTTACCCGCCAATGGGTGGCCATACACCGTAAACATCATCAACGATCGGACCAAGTGGGCGATCCACACAGTCCACAGATCCACAGCATATGGCGTGTGCTGTTTGGAGGAGCATTGCTGTATCACACAGCCAGCCAAGACACTGACATGGTTGACTCCTTGAGCCGGGACTGCCCTGATGATTGGATTGAACGCAACCTTTACTCCGCACACAGTCGCTGGGGCATTCTCTTAATGCTGATCATAGATTGCCTGTTATTTGGGCCCTGGGGCGTGGCAGTGTGGGGTGTTCAAATGATATGGATTCCGTTCTGGGCAGCTGGTGTGATCAACGGAGTGGGGCACTGGTGGGGATATCGCAACACTGACACTAGAGACACCAGCCGTAATATTGTGCCTTGGGCTGTGTGGATTGGCGGTGAAGAACTGCACAACAATCATCATGCAGATGGTGCCAATGCCAAGTTCAGTCAAAAGTGGTGGGAGTTTGATCTGGGCTGGATGTACATCTGTGTGTTGAGATTCTTGAAATTGGCCACAGTTAGATAAAAACTGTCACAGGAAAGGTTTCAGCACTGCCATGGCATTGGCTCGAAAAGCGTCATAACCCGCACTGTGAGCAACTGGATTGCGGCCTTGATTGATCACAGCTATGGCATCTGATTTGGCACTGCCCACTTTGGTGATGTCATACAAATCCTTGCGTATGTCACCAATCTTGGCGTCCAACTGTCGTGCCACAGCACGTAACGCAGGCACATTGTAGTATTGAGCAATGCCAGCACTGGTGCCTTTGTTGATCCAACCATCAGAACCAATACCAAACACCGGATACCAACCACCTGGTTTAACACCTGCTTTGGGTACATCACCACTGCTGCAATAAAACACCATGGGTTTACCCTGTGTTCGAACTATCACTATGCCACGACCTTCATAGTTGACCACTGGACTCATAACATCAGTAATTGTTTTATTCACTGAGATCTTGGTGGGCATGAGTACAAAACTCAAGCCCGAATCTTTGAACTTGGCTATGTTCACCACAGCAGGAGCAGTTCGAGCAGCTGTGGCAACTGACTTCATGGCAGCGGCAGTGCCTCGGGCCATGGTGCTGGCCAGTGTTTCAGTTAGTTCGTGTAAGCGCATGCAGTATTTATGGTAGAAATGGTGCCTAGGGGATCAAAAAATACTGCGCAAAAAAAATTGGGCCAGTACTTACAGAATCAGTGGGATTGTTTTGGGCCGAAGGAATTCAGCCCGAATTGGTACCTACAGTACCCATTCCATTGTGCGTAAAAAATTATAAACAAGTACTTATAGATTTAGAGGGGTGAAAATACTTCGGTACCCATGCGCTACTAGCTGGCTAGTAACAATAATATGTGTATAGCCGGTCGGGTGGTCGAAATCTTTTTATTATTCTCACAGCCTTCGACCCGTTCTCAAATCAAAAAAATCCCCCAACACCGGGAGCGAATCGGATTTATGTTGGGGGATCACATGTGGTAGCGACTCCTACCACTGAGAGTCTAGTTGCCGGGAGCGAATCGTTGGCTAGACTACATGTACAGCCGCAGCTCTTGGTGGCTGCTTGCTGTACTGCGCACACGCACAGCTTAACGGCTGTTGCGCATACACGTTACTTCAGCCACTGCCCGCCACTTGTCCGGGAAGCCATGCTTCAAGTCAGCTACCTTCAGCACTGTACGCAAGCTCAGCTCACGCAAGCGTGGCACATTGGCCTTCACAAAGTCCACTACCTCCATGGCTTGGTAGGGTTCGAACTCATACTTGTCCAGCATGCCGCACTCGTTCACCACCTGCTCGATACGCAGGATCTTCTCACGCTCTGTGTCGATAGTCAAGTCCAAGTAGTGGCATCTGCTCTCCAATGCTTCCAAGTGGTCACGCAGCTTCTTTGACTTAACGTGATCAAACTTGATGTTGGTGATAAAGATAGCACCGCCCCGGAACTCAAAGCTATCTGGCACACCTTCTCTGCGCAACAAATGGCTGTCAGTGTTCCAGTGGATCATACGCTTGGAACTGGTGTCCAATGCTGCCTTCAGGATGTTGAGACTCAAGTCATCCAGCAACACTGAATCACAGTCATCAAACACTAGAATGTTCTTGGCATCCTTGTAGTGATACAGCTTGCTGTACAGTCCCAAGGCACTCATAGCACCTTTCACCACTTCGTACTTCTTCAGCTTCTCGTCCTGTGCTACATTGGCAAACACATCATGCTTGCTCAGCACAGTCTCAACACCGTGGCTCTTGCCCACACCCGGCGGACCAGTCACAATCATGGCACGTACCTTGCCGCTCTTAACTGCACGAGTCATGTCGTCCAGGATCTCAAAACGATCACGCAGGCGATCCAGGATCTCCGCATCTGTTTCTCGGCTGAGATCCTTCTTTACAGGGTCCACTTCCAACGTTTTGGTTGTGACTTCTGATTGCAATGCCATCAGCATCTTTGATGTAACTACTTTGGCCATTCTCGCTCCTATTTGTTAATTAAGTATCAATTGTAACACGGAGTTGCCTCCGTGTCATGTGGTTTGGTTAGTCTGCTCTGCTGCCTGCGTATGACACAAAGCCGTGGCGTGTGAACACTTGAGCAGCTGCTGATGCACCCGCTTCTTTAACACTCATGCTCTGTGTGCCGTGTCCCGAGGGATTCCAAATTTGGAATGCTTTGGTGTAGTCTTGCTTCACACCAGCTGCCTTCAGCATCTTGCCCAGCTTAGTGTTGCCTTTGACTTGGTAGATGTTGACCCAAGCAAAGCCACAGTACCAATCTTCACCATGCTGGCGAATGTGATCCAAAGCCGCTTGGCGTGCTGCGGCCTGTGCCTCTGCTACGATTTCAGTAACTTGGGTTTGGGTAAGTGTTTGAATGCTCATAATGTCGCGCTCCTGTGTGTTGTGTAAGTGTGTATTATAACAGCTTTAGACCCAGCTGTCAACCATTAGCACGGGCTTCTTCAGCACTCGTTTAACAAAGTCCTCGGGCTCGTCATCTGCACGTACCAGCACAAAGCCCATGCTCTCTACCAAGTCCACCTCGCATACTTGGAGGTCCACTGCGGCGGCCTCAAAGGCAATGTTCATCTTGGTAAGCGCATACTTAACGCCTGCTTGGAAGGCCTCGTACTCGCCATCACCTGTGTCTTCAAAGTCAAACTCTGTTTCCATAATGTGGGCGTACTCTTGTCCATCTGCAACGATAAACTTGTTTATCTTCTTCCAGTTGCTGGGCTTCTCGCTGTCAAAGTGGTCACAGCATTCGTTAATGTCAAAGCTGGCAAAACGGTCATAATTAATAGTAGTCATTTCTCGCTCCCTTTTGTGTGTGTAAGTATGTATTATAGCATCAAATAATAACCCAGTCAACCTGCGGGTTATAGCCATTCCTTGTGGTCGCCAGCTTCTTCGTTGTCACGAAAGCCTGCGGTGTAGGCTACGATCTCGTTGGGTGTCATGCGGGCCAATGGCACTCGTGGTGAACTGCCAGTGCCAGCCACATAGTAGTGGGGATTATAGCTTCTGCGGTAGTAGCTGTCTGCTGAGCCACGATCGTAAGGCCCACCGTGGCGGGCGTCAATCTCAATGTGATCTCTTACCATGCTAACTCCTTGGCTGGGTAGCGGATGGAACCTTCGTACTCCAACTGGCTCTTCTCAAACTCAGTGAGGTAGTCGTTGGCCACAATCTCCCAACCGATGATAGTCTCGCGATAGAACCTGTCGTCGCACTCAATCTGGCCACGCAGAGCCATCACAGTTTCTGTGACCTTGTTGAGGTCTTTGAACTTCTTGACCACGTAGTCGTTGCCGCCCTTGGCTTTCCAGTACTGGGGGCACTCGCCAACGCCGTCCCAATCATGGGCGCCGTAGTTCTCATAAACCTGTGTAGTGATTAGTAATTTAGCCATTTGGTTCGCTCCTAGTTGCTGTGTATGTGTGTATTATACTGCCTTTTGGGCAGAGTGTCAACCGTGCATCTTGGCACGTAGCAGGTCGCCCAGGTGTGGCTGGTGCTCTCCGGGAACCACCACGCCCTCTACGAACAGGTCCACGCCTTCGCTGTAGTAGCCGTTTGACTCGCCCAACCAACGCACATCCACATAGCCCTTACGGGTAGCGAACTTGTAGAAGGTCCAAGTCACGCTCTCGTGATCCATTTCGTCAAAGTCCACAGGAGTCTCGCCTTGCACTTGTTCTGCCAGGAGCAAAGGAGAGTCCATCAAGTCCTGCAGGTCACCAACGATGTCGTTGATGCGAACTGACTCGCAACAATCCTGTGAGTGAGCGAACATGAACCGTTCGCCGTTTGCGGTTTCGAAAGTCATTTCGCCATCACCAACGGAGCCAGTCACCTGCACAAAGGTCTTGCCCAGCATCTGTGCCATGCCCCGTTGAGTGTCTACTATGTTTTCGTAATCCATTGTGTGCTCCTGTGTGTTTGTGTTCATGTGTGTATTATACAATTATTTGGTGAACTTGTCAACCAAAATTTTCACAATAATTGTCAAATTAAGTGCCAGAACAGCTGCTCCCACAATGCCTATGATGATGTCCACGTCCATGATGTGCTCCTTAGATTAAACCAACCAGTTGAAAGTATTCCGAGTGACTCACGTAGAAGTCAGTGGTTGGGTCGTAATACTTGCCTTCCTTAGCATCGTAGTACAGAACTCGGCCGTTGAAATTGTAAGGACCTTCTAGGCCAGCTCGTGGGCCATAGCGGTCACGCATCATGTCCACTGTGTTGAGTACCTTGTAACCCATATCGCGCTCCTTGTTGTTTACTGTAGCCACTATTATAGCAAGGATTGTGGGTTCAGTCAACCAAACGTGTGTTGTGTTTTCACAACAAATGGTGGGCCCCCCGTGAGTCGAACACGGCACCAATGGATTATGAGTCCACTGCTCTAACCAACATGAGCTAGGGGCCCGGTGAGCTTAACTGAACTCTTTGATCATTTCGTAATCACCGTCTATGGTTTCTTCATACACTGTAACGATAGCACCCGTTTCCTTGTGCTCTTTCTCAGCAGCTGCCAGTGCTTCTTTGCGACTGGCAGTGGTGAGGACTAGTTCTTGATGATCTGATCCATCTTCGGACCAAACTTCGTATTGAACCCACTTGCTCATTGCTTGTTGATCTTTCGTATTACTGGGGGCCGTGAGCCCCCATTGTTGTCACGCCAGGCTTAGAACGGAGCGTCTTCGTTCTCAACTGCCTTGACTGCTTTTGCAGGAGTCTTGGCCTTGGGGGCAACTGCTTTAACAGTGGCCTTGGGTGTGGCCTTCACTGTCTTAGGAGCATTGTCTTCCATGTACTCAGTGATAGTGGCCTGTGCTGTGGCATCAGCAAAGTCCTCGAGACCCAACAGCATCTCAGCTGCTTGCAGCTTGGTGAACTCGCCTTCAAGATCAGCCAAGCGAATG